GCAAACCATATCAGCAGGTCATGAACGCATCAACTTGTTTCGCGGGCCATCCTTAGAATTTTTCTGCGAGATGCGCCGTGGTATCGTTCAGCCGCTGAGATAGATGGGAAGTCTTGGCCAAGCACTGTGATGGGAATATTATTTTTTGCTGGCGACCCCTTCTTCTTGCCTCCTTTGTTTTTAAACCTCACTGAATATTTTTGAGCTTGCTGAGAAACGAAAGAGATACTGCACCCAAGCTTGGATGCGGTTTCTTTTTGAGTCATTCCTGATTCGCAGCAACGCTTAATCAAATAGCTAATAGCTTTTGCTTTTGCAGCATTGATGTCTGCTATTGTTTCAAAGGTCATTCGTCTACCTCCCCATAGCCTTCACAAAGAGGGCATGTTTCGATTCGCTGCCGGTAGTATCCGCCATTAACGAAGTCGATAACCGCTTCATCATAATCAATCTGACCCATGCCATCACACTCAGGACATTTTTTAGTTGTCCTAAAATACAATATCGTCGTCGATTTCTGGTGGCTCATAGTTGTCTTCCCATGCTTTTGATGCCCGCCTGATAAACTTTTCTTTATCAAACTTTGGGTCATGCGCCGCAAAGATGTCTGCCCAAAGCAGGATTTGTGAGGGCCAGCTTGCGCTGACCCCCATCTCGTTAGCTATCTGATTCCAGTTCATGCGCTTTTGCTTCTCTGATCTGTGAGCATGTTGCTTACGTTAAGCGCTTGCTCAATGATTTCTGCTGCAAACTTTTGCGCTTGCGCGGTAACAAGCTGTTCGCCAATGAGCTTGGTGTTGTTGGTTTGTGCGGCAAGAACGCCAAGCTCTCGCATGTTGCGAGTTTCATACCTTTCTTCCCACCTTTCTAAGTCTTCCTCACAATAGAAGTATTCCGATTTATTGCCGCACTGATGTTCATAGCTGACGTTGTTTTGGAATTCGTCCCTTGCTTCGATGACCCAAGAAGTTATCGTCCTCATTGGCGATACGCTGTCCATCACACATTCGTCGCGCGTCGTTACAGAGACACTGTCGTATCCGTACTTCTCACAGAGTGTCGTAACGATATGCTCCACTAGGTTGGTCATTGGTTCTTCTCCTTATGAGTTTTCCAGCTCGCGCCATTGCTTGCTGTTCATTGCGCTTTTGATTTGCGTTTCCCGATTGTACCTTGCGACTGCCGGGTTCTTCAGTTGGTCAGTATGCGTAGCCCAGTAAGTCATGCAGTTGTACAAGGCCCACATATTGTGTCCGTAATTGCTGGCCTCAGTGCTGTACTGATTAAGCAAATTTTCCAACTGCTTCTTGTTGACAGGTGCTTCCTGTTGCTTGCTTGGCATCTTTACAATCGTCTTGCGGAACAAGTTCTCAACCTGCGCCGGTTCGATTTTTGTTTTAAGATATTGCTGCCATGTTTCTTTGCGGTGAAAGAAATGCTCAACAGCTAGCTCTGACTGCGCCGCAACTGCATCAATCGACAATCTTTGCGTGTGCTTGTACTTGGAAGAGCCAACATCGTGCGGAGTCGTAGCCCCGTTGAGGCACCATAGGCAAAGGGCAGATGCTCTTGTTTGTAGCGCCCAGCTTCCATCGTAAGAGTTGAAGAACTCATACTTGAACTTGGCATAGTCTCCGACTTTTGGCTCAACAACCAAGTCATTGAACAACAATTCTCCCCGGAGTTTTCGCCCCTCTTCAATGACTTCAACCTTGAGGTCGTAGTCTTTTGATACGTTTGCTTTTGTGATGGACTCCAGCATTGAGTTGACCACCGTGTCATGGTCAACTTTTTTGTAGCGTCCTTTATGCACACCCAAGATTACACCCGTGTCGGGTCGCGAGATGTAGCTGTATCCAGAGATTTCTTCCCCGGTCGCATCGTAAACAGGTTTGGTTTCTGTTTCGAAAGCCCACTCTTTGTGCGCGAAGTCTAGCATGTTCTTCTCCTTGTTTGTGTTGAGCTTACACTATACGCATATGATCTGCACATGCGCAAGTATTATTTAATTGTTGTTATGTGAAAGCCTCCCAAGCCATCGATGAATACTCCGAAGCCATCGTCTTCGATGTAGCCTGCCGCACCTAGGGTCATCCCCATTGCGAAAGAGTACAGGCAAAGAGCAAAGCAGATGCTCTTGCTTACAGTTTTGTTTTTTCTCTGCGGTCCCAAGGACATTTTCCTTTCGAAATTTTCAAAACCAAAACGCTTAGTCACTAGCTAGCGCTCAAGTTTTTGGCGATTTTTTTCTGTTCCCTTTGGCTTCCTTCCCTTCCTTCCGGTTGGCCGGGAGCCAGCCGTGCAACAGTCACGCCTGTTGGTTCGTTGGTGGTGTAAGCTGGGCCGGGGGGAGTTTGAGGGGGGCTGGCTGTGAAGCCCCCCTCAATCCGACGACTGCCACAAGCGGTCCGCCGAGCAATAAAAAAAGAAGGGGAGAGCTTGCGCCCTCCCCTCTGAGCTTACTTGCCGCTCGCCGCCTTGAGCGCCTCCTCCAGCGCTGTGCTCGCGACCTCCGACTTGGATGTGGCGTTACCATTCTTGACGAACGGTGCGTACTCCTGCCCGGTCAGCCGCTCGTAGCAAGCCTTGGTGATGGCCGCGAACTCCTCGGTCGCCGGAACCTGCGCCGTCACGCACCGGGTCAGCCAGTCTGCGAGACGGTTCGCCTTGGCAATCTCCCAGTCGCTGCCACGGCTGTTGCGCTGAAGCTCTTGCGCGTCCCTCACCATCTTGTCGCGACGTTGGGCTGCGTTGTCCGCCATCCACTGGGCGTTACTCACGACGTTCTTGAGCATCGACTGCATCTGGAACTCGGTGTCGTTGACTTCCTGCAGGTGGTAGACTTCCCCGGTGGCCGGGTCGAACCGCTCCTGCGGCATGCCCTCTGAGTAGAACGCTGCCGCCAGAACAGCCAGCGCCTCCCCGATGTCTGCCGGGGAAACGCCGTCGTCCTTGATCGCCTCGAACTTCTCGGCTGCTGCGGTTGCTGCGGTGTTGGTGTTACGCTTGGTCATGGGTAGTTCTCCTTGGTTGGGTTGATTATTGTACGACGTGAAACTCTTCACTTGCGTCTAGCCACTCGCCTAGTGACCATGTTAGCTCCTCTATCTCCTGTTCCGTGAGAAGCACTTCGTTCTCTAGTTCCCAGTTGTATGTGTCGATGTAGGTCATGATTACCTCCTTGTGACTTACAACTCCCGGTCCACGGTCGCCGAGCAATTTGTCAAGATTCTTCACGGTCACTGGTGCGGAAGATATCTTGACAAATTGGATTCGCCGAGCGGGACATCTAAGCTCTCGCTACAGTTGTCGGCGAATCTTCTCGGCGTAAGTACCCTGCGGTGTAAGTGCGAGGAAAACTTATCCCCAAGCCCCCTGTCCCGCACTCAGACACAGAGTACTTCGCGCGGGGTCTTGACACGCCTTTGACACTTGTCCCACAAGGGGGGGGTAAGGGGGGGGTTCAGCAAAGGATGCAACGGTGACTGCACTCGTAGACAGAAAACTGACGCCTAGACAGAGAGCGCTGATTGATGTGCTTGTAGCAGAAGGCGGAACGGTAACAGCAGCAGCAGAGAAGGCAGGATACGCGCCCGGCCCGTCAGGAACAGCCACCGCGTTCAAGACTCTTAAGCTACCTCATGTGCAGCGCTACATGAGCGAGGCGGTGACCAGCAGATTGGGAGTGAATGCCTTGATGGCTGTCCACCGGGTAGCCGGCTTGGCTGACTCGGCCCGATCAGAGTATGTGCAGCTTCAGGCAGCGCAGGACATCTTGGACCGCGCCGGGTATAAGCCTGTAGACAGAACCCAGTTACAGGTCGCTGGTGACATACGTGTTAGTATCGACCTTGGTTAACTAGGGGGGTACTTCTGAGTGAAAAACCGCCAGCCCAAAGCGGGAGGGGGGGAGGGGGGTCCAAAACTTAGACACTTTGTTAGGTTACAGGTCCCCTACTAACATTTTTTGCAAAAAAGGTTCGCAATGAAAATTGAAGAGATGTTAAAGCGTTTACAGGCGAAGTACGGGAAGTATCCTGAGCGTCGTCCTGTTGGGCAGCAGAGGGTAGTTAGCAATGGCAAAAACAGCGGCTTGGCAGCGAAAGGCCGGAAAGAATCCTAGCGGTGGTTTGAACGAGCGTGGTCGCAGGAGCTACGAGCGTGAGAATCCGGGGAGTGATTTGAAGGCACCTGTCAAGAGCGGTGACAATCCTCGCCGTGCTTCTTTTCTGGCTCGGATGGGTGGGATGGCTGGTCCTGAGCGTGATGAGAAGGGCAGGCCGACTCGTTTGCTGAAGAGTTTACAAGCTTGGGGTGCATCGTCTAAGGCTGATGCCAAGCGCAAGGCTGCTGCGATTACTCGCAGGAACAAAGCTAAGAAGGGGTAGGGTTATGTGTTTTGGCGGTGGTGGCGGTGGAGCGCCGGATTACGAAGAGCGTGACTATGGTCCGCTTCCTTCTCTGCGCGCCGATGAGACTGTGAAGGATCAAGACCCTGTTTATGCTGACTATCGTCCGCGTGGAGCCGCGCGGCGCAGCTTCTTTACCATGGGGAATACGTGATGCCTTGGACTACACCTGACGGAGTTGATTATGATGGGCCTGTTCACGAGTTGAACGGGATTACTTATTCCGGGCAGACGCGGACGCCTTCCTCTCGCCGGTTGGTTTGGTCCCCTGCTCCGCCTGCTCCTCCTGTTTCCAAGCGAAAGCCAAGGAAGAAAAAGAGTGTCTAGGGTAAACGAGGCCGGGAATTACACCAAGCCTGAGATGCGGAAGAGTTTGTTCAACCGGATCAAGGCGGGTGGCAAGGGCGGCAAGCCGGGGCAATGGTCAGCCCGCAAGGCTCAGATGCTGGCCAAGCAGTACAAGGCCGAGGGTGGTGGCTACCGATGAAGGAACCTCAAAAATCCTTGCGTCGATGGACTGCGCAGAAGTGGCGCACCAAGAGCGGCAAACCTTCTACGCAAGGCAAGGATGCCACTGGTGAGCGGTATTTGCCTGAGAAGGCAATCAAGGCAATGAGTGACTCTGAATATCGGAGGACCACTGCGGTAAAGCGGGCCTCTATTCGCAAGGGCAAACAGTTCTCCAAGCAGCCCAAAGACGTAGCCGAGAAAACCAAGGGGTACAGGTGATGCCTAACATTGCTGGAAAAAAATTTCCCTACACAAAGGCTGGCATGAAAGCCGCTAGGGCTTATGCCAAAAAGAAAAAGAAGAAATGAGCGCTTCC